CACATAAAGGGGAAGCAGAATAACAGTCGTTTGAAGCTTTAGCCTCTCGATAGCCACCAGCTCCGCCGCCGCCTCCTCCTTGACAGCCGCCTCCACCGCCGCCACCAGCAACAACGAGGTAACTTACTTGATCTACATCACCTACTTGTGAAACTGTAAAAGTACCTGGGTTTGTAAAAGTATGAATTTTAAAATTTCCAGAAGTGGTTACTGTACCACCACAAGCGATAGTAAATAAAGGTGCTTTACCACCAGAACCAAAACCTAAAACTTGATATCCAAAAGATTTACCCCTACGATTGTTTATATTTGATGTATTTTTTCCGATTGTTAGAGGTTGAATCTCTTTATCTCTGTGTTTCATATTCTATTTCCTTACGCGTCGTTAGCAGCATCAGTAGTGAAGAATAATTTAATACCTAATAATTTTGCATCAGCAGTTAAACTATCCTCTGATACATCTCTTTGTATTTGAAAGAACACTTCCTCATCTGTGCTAGGTGAACCTGCTATTGTCACTGCTCCACTTTCTGCTGTAACATCTAAATCATTCGCTGTCCCGCTGTGAGCTTTTGCTGTTGGTGCAACCGCAGTTCCAAATGCAGTATTAATACTATCATTATCTGCGAAAGCCACACCACCTAATGCCCAAGACACAGTTCCTGTGTTTGTAGAGTCTGCTGTAAAATAAGCTTGAAAAGTTATTGTGCCTTCATTCCATGATTTAGGAAAAGCAACAGCAAACTGTGCAAATTCATCTGAATCTTTATCAAAATCTAAAGTTTTTAATTCTGGTCCATTACCTAATTCAACTTGTGCTAAATCTGCACAACCACTTGTCGTATTTGGATACATTGCAACTGCTGGAACCCATATAGTTTCTTTACCTGCAACTTTTACCGCTGAACCACCTGCTTGAACAACACCATTTCCGTTTGGTGCGATATTAATATTTCCATCTGCTCCGTCAGTTATTGTAATTGAACCTGAGTTAGTTCCTGAATTTGTATCTAAAACAAGATCGTGTGTGCCAGAAGTTGTTAAAGTTGCAGCCGCTGCTCCAGTTCCAATTCTAGTTTCTCCAGTGCCTTTTGGTTTAATGTGAACATCAACATTAGTTTCTCCACTCGCACCTAGAATCGGTGGGTCTCCTGTTGCACCATTAGTTACTTCTAACTCGTTTACTGCTGAAGATGTTGTTTGAAAAATAATTTGTTCGTTTCCATTTGCATCTGCAATGAAACCTGCGTCTGCAATTTTTGGAGCTGTTAAAGTTTTATTTGTTAAAGTATCTGTGGATGATGCAGTTATAAATCCTGTATCATCGATATCTGGGTTATTGGCATCATTCGCTGTAGCATAAACCATTTTGACTGCACCTGGAGCAAGAGTTATACTATCTCCTGATCCTGATACATATTTAAATACTACATTTTGTGATCCACTCGTTGAATTTTTTAATACGTAAAAAGTTTGAACATCGAGTGGGATTGTAACGTTTCTTGACCCTGTTAATGATCCTGTAAATTCTATAACTCTGTGTGCTAGAGTAGCACCAGTTGATCCATCAGAAACTGAAAGTGTTGTATCACCAGAGTCTGATACAGCTTGCGTTGTAAATCCACCAACTATTTGTTCGATAAGTTGTAAATTTGTATTAGTTTTTGTCCCCCATGTACCGGCGTTTTCACCAGTTGCTTGAAGTTCAACACCAAGAGGTGTAAATGTTGATGCCATATTTTATCTCCTATGCAGCGTCACTATAGCTTGTATTTGATCCAGTTGCAACATCTGAATAACTTGTATTTGACCCAGTTGCAACGTTTGTATACGAAGAATTTGAACCTGTGTCAACGTTAGAATAAGCTTGAATACCAAAACCTGTGGCAGTGCCAAATGCAGCAACAGAGGCTGTAGCTGATTGACCAGTTAATCCCATTACATCTGCAGGAGTTATTGATCCTACACTAGATGTTGCAGCAATTCCTGTTAGTCCCATAACATCAGCTGGAGATAATGACCCTACACTAGTTGTAGCTGATTGACCTGTTGGAACTACAACTGGATTTGATGAAATACCAATCTCACCAATACTTGTTGTTGCAGAAACTCCTGTCACTCCCATTACATCAGCTGGAGAAATAGATCCAACAGATGATGTTGCAGAAACTCCTGTTAGTCCCATTACATCTGCAGGAGAAATAGATCCAACAGATGATGTTGCAGAAACTCCTGTTGGAACAATTGTTACGCTACCAATTATTGTAGGGGATCCAGTGCTTGTAGTTGCAGAAACTCCTGTTAATCCCATTACATCTGCAGGAGATAATGATCCCACACTTGTGGCCATTTGATCACCTATTACAGGAACTATAACTTTATTTACAGAATCACCATAAGGTTCTTCACCCCAACCATTTCTACCCCAGCCTACAAGTGTACCCACACTTGTTAATGTGCCTAACGTAGAAGTCATTGATTGACCCGATACACCTACTACATCTGCTGGAGATAATTCACCAACAGAGGAAGTTGCCGAAACACCCGTTAATTCTACAGTTAAAAATTCAGCAGCTGTTGGTGTTCCTACTGAGGTCGTTGCAGAAACTCCTGTAGGTTCAACTGAATACTCTACTCCCCAAGCAGAGTTACCATATTCTTGTCTACCCCAACCTTCTACATTAAAAGATTTTAAATCACCAATTGAACTTGTAGCTGAAACACCGGTTACTTGAACTGTTATTGTATTGGATTGCCAAGAATTTTCATTCCATGCAACTGAGGGACTATCTCCACCCCATATTGATGTTTCGGACATAAGGAGTCCCTCCTTATGCTATCCTGATAATAGCGTTAGATGCGTCTGCTGTTGGAAATTGAATCGTAAAAGTTCCACTTGTAACAGTTTTATCACCACCAAAAGCGATAACTGCAACAGCTTTGTCTGACTGTGTATCGTTATAAATTAATGCACCATTTGCCGTAAAAGATGCAGATGTAAAACTAACATCTGAAAAATCACATACCGCAGTATCTGAATCTAAAGTTGGAGTCACACTCGTAAGAGTCGCCCCACCTGCAGTGTATGCAGATCCTGATGTATTTGAAATTTCATTTGATGTTGAATAGGCAGTTGTTGATTTATTTAAAGTTGCTGAACTTGTATATAAAGCTATTTTAAAAGTATTACCACTTGATGCAGTAAGATTGTGTGTGCCAACTAATATTTCTTGTTTGAAACTATTACAAATTGCCGATGTTATTGCCATAATTTATTCTCCTACGGGTTTGCTGAGGTTACTGGAATACGAACAGCGCCATCAGTATAGTCATCTCTTCGTCTTCTACCAACTTGCTCGTTAGCAAACTTCTGTACCTCTTGTTTATACTTATTTTCATATAGTGTCAACATATCTATCGGACCTTTTAAAAAGCCGTATGCCTCTGATAAACAGCAATATAATAAACCATTTGGAAAATTAAGACTAATATAATTAGTATCATTGTTTTCTAAAAGAGCTGGTGCAACATTAAAATGAACTCTATATTTATATGTTGTGTCAGGAACAGGAGCAAACATCATCCTTCCAGAAGTAGTGTCTGATTCTCCAGTGGCTCCACCAAACATAGCGTAATATTTAGGCTGCCCTCTTTTTGCTGTTTCTGTCGATGATACATATTCTTGTAAATATGAAATATCTTTTTTTTCTAAAAAAACATTTGCTCCGGTTACAGCTGATGTTGAATCATACACTTGTATGGCTCTAATAAAAACAGCTCCTGCTGGAGCGTTAATAGTCGACTGACCAGTTACTAAATTACCATCTTGTTGCTTTCTATCGGCGTCAATGGGCACATCTCTAAAAATTCTATATTGTGCGTTTAAAATTATATTTTCTAAAACAGCATCTGTTAAAACATTTGAGTCTGTTTCAGTGTAACTTCTGATTTGTGTTTTTAATCCTGATGCACTTAATCCTGCCATTATATCTGCCCCGCTACTTCTTTACAAATAGGACAACTTTTTTTGTATCTATTGTGTGTTCCACATTTTACTGCTTTACCATCAATATCTGTATATATGGGAGTTTCTGGTTCTGGAACTTCTGTATATAATTTTATGTGCTCATCTTCTGGACATTGACATTGTTTAATACCAATTATTTTACAAAATAAATTTTTAATCCATTTAATCATGCTGTTACTGTTACCGGTCCTGCAGATGCAGAACCACCTCCTCCTGTTTCAGTTATACTAGATGTTGTGCCTGTTGCAAAGGTATAATTATCATCGTTAATTTTAGTAA